CGCGCTAGCTTGCCCTGCGGCGGCCACGGACGGATTGACGACCTGCGTCCCCGAGCGGAGCGCGTTCAGCTCGTTCAGCGGGGCCGTGCGTAGCTGCAGCGCGAGCGCCTGCGCTTTCGACTGAGCGTCCGTGCCCGCGCCGATAGCGCCCTGCTGCGCCTGATCGTAGGCGGCGTTCTGCGTGCGGCCCTGCTCATCCGTGGCACGGTTCCACGCTTCGCTGCCGTGCTGTACACCTTGGTTTGACAGCTGCGTCTCGAGATCGTGCGTGTCGTTCGCAAAGCGCGGGTCCATGTACCCCGTCGCCTTGGCGTAATAGGCGTCTTGGGCCTGCTTGCGCGCATCGTCGCTATTGCCGAGCGGTTGAGCGAGCGACGACTTTGCTTGATCGGCCAGTCCGAAGCCGAGCCCGGAAAGCTGCGCGTCCTGCTTTTGCTGGTTATCGAGATTCTGCTGACCGAGCGCCGTTAGCGTCGTGTCCTGCGTGTACTTCGGGACACCCGACGCATCCACGCCGCCGTAGGTGTATTTGGTCGAGCCGTAAGGCGAGTTCTGGTCGATACGGTTGAGCCCGGCGTTGTACAGCGCCGTCTCTTTGTTGAGCCCTGCCTGCGCGTTAGCGGTTGCTACCGGGTCGGGGGGTGTCGGTGCGTGCTTGCCCAATCCATCTCTCCGCGTCGTTGCGGAGCAGGCCCATTACGATCATGTCTTCATCGCCGAAGCCTTGGCGGATGACACCCTCGCGAACGAAGCCCAGCCCCGTGTTAAGCCGGAGCGCTCTGGTGTTCGACGATCGGGTGAGGGTTGTCAGACGGCCCACCCCCAACTGCCGGAACGGATATTCCAGTAGCGCGGAGATGGTGGCGCGTACCGCCCATGTGGGCGTAGTGGCGGCCATCGAAAACTGCATACTTCGGTAGCACGGTTGATAGTCGCTGTAAACCGCCCCGGCGATCAATTCGCCGCCGCGACCAATGCCGATTGCCACACACGGGCCAAAGTCGATGCCGCCCGGTATGTGATCGCCAACCCACTTCGCCACACGATCGTCGATGATTTTATCGAGCGTCGCGGTCAGCCGCTCAACGATCACAATGGGCCGCCGACCTCGAACGTCACGTCGGTGGATGACCAGCTCAACTGAACCGTGCGCGCCTGCACCCGAAAGCGCAGCGACGCTGCAAAGCCGGTGCCCGAAACGCTATACCAGTCACGGTAAATCTGCGCCGATGACGTGGCCCATGACGACAGGTCCCAAGGCGCGACATCCCATGTGCCGCCGCTCGAGCCCTGAAATAGCGTCGGCGGCGATGCCAGCGAGTCGACATTGAAGTCGGTATAAAGCTCAAGCGCGGCCATCGGCTTGATCGAGCACGTCAGTATCGGGCGGCACATTGTGAACCGCTTCTGCGCCTGCCGCTTGAAATAGCTGAACGCGGGAAGGCAATCGGCGCTGATCGCTGCGCCGTTGTCGTCCATACCGATATCGCATTGCACGACCGCGTTTGCGCCGCCGTAATAGAGCTTGTCGTTGAGCAGCTCGAAGCAATTGGCGTTCCAGCCGGTGAACCGACACCAGCTGTTGGTAATTTGGTTCATCACGTACTGATAGGACTGCCCCGGCGCATACGGCACGTTGAACACCAGCTTGTTGCCGACCGGATGGACGATGCCTTCCCAGCCGAAATTGACCGCGTAATTGCCCACGTCGGCCTGCGCCAGATTGACGATCTTATCGGATATGGCGTCATCGCGCTCGTTGCGGTCGAACTGGGCGGATTTCGCGAGACTGACAAAGCCGTCGACTGTGATCAAGATCACATCGCCCGACAGCTTGAAATAGGCGCGCACGCCGACCGGCCGCCCGATGCGAAAGATGCCGACCAGCGCCCAGGTTGCAGCGTTGCTTGGGTCGGTGCCCTTGTAGATCGCGACTTCACCTTCGCTGGTCACGAACACGGCATAATCATCAATGCCGTAGGAGTTCTGAATCGTCCAATCGGTCATGAACAGCAGCTTGCCACCAAGCTTGAACCGCGACCCGAAGTCGATCGAGGCGGCCGCACCGGCGATGCTGTCGACCGGCAGATACCACGCTCGCATCGAGTTTTTTTCGACGAACCAGCCGCGCTGCTTGAACACCGTCGCCTGAATGAGGAGGTTCGTGGCGACGCCGGTAATTGCCGGCGTCGAGGTCGCGTTGATCGCTTTCCATGCGGTGCCGTCATACTGGCGCATATCGTCGGCCCCGTTGACCGCGATGAGGAACATGCCGCCCGGCGTGCCGAACAGCGTCCGCTGCCACCGCGCGTTGGTCAGCCCGGTTACGACGGCCGCGCCAACCGGACCTGAAGCGCTGGCGTCGTAGATCGCGGTGCCGGCCGCCGCGAACAGGTTGGAGGTCGTAGCGCCCTTGTACGCCATCAGCGTTTCGACGGGCGCGGTGTAGCCGGTGGACGTGTTGCCCGAGCCCGAGCGCAACGCGACGTTGTCCATGACAACGGCATCGGTATCTGCCATCTTGGCAATCGCGTCGCGACCATTCAGCCCGCCGACCGGAGCGACGATACTTTCGGTGGTCGCGACCGCGCGCCGTTGGGGCTTACGGGCCATAACCGCTGTCGGGGATATTGGCCGCGCTCAGCAGCCGGAATGACGAGTTGGCTTGTCCCATACCGAGCGTGCGGTTGCTGGCGGCACGACCAAAGGCGCGGTTGAGCGCGGCCTTCCAGCCCATCATCTCCTCAGCGTAATCGAGCCCCTTGGCGCGTAGAAAGCGCCATTTCAGGCCATCGACGAACACTTGATCGTCGAGCGCGAAGGTGTCGCTGTCGGCCTTCCACGGCGCGTAAAAGGTAATGCCATCGGCTGCAAGCGCATAGCCGCTCGAGATGTATTCATAGGCGATCGTCGTAATGCTGTCGGGCACCGGATCGAGGTACATGCGACTTTGCATAAAACGAAAGCGGCGGCGCGGCCCCAGATTGCCGAAGCCCGACTTCATGACCTGCCACTCTTGCGGCGTCAGCGGGCCATTGAGCGGCCAGCGCTCGCCGCGGTCCCACTCCGTTGCCGCCAGCACGCGCGAGAAGTCGGCGGGCAAGGCATAGCTGTCGACGCCAACGACGGTGCTGAACGTATATTCGCGCCGCAGCTGCTGCCACTCGCCGAAGCTCGACTGTTCCGTGCCCTCTCGGTTTGCCAGCGCCAGCAGCTGTCGCGCCGATGCATCCGGGTTACTGAACAACGAAGTCGGCCGCGTGAAGCTGATCTCGTCTGTGGCGGCCTGCGCCATCGCCAGTAGCGTGAGGGCCACGGCGCAGCCCTACCTTACGCCGCTAGCTTCTTCGGGGTTTCCTTGGCCGGTTCGGGCTTCTGCGCCGCCGTCAGCGCGGCAATCTGGGCGCGCAGCTCGGCAATCTCGTCGCTGGCCTGCTGCGGCTTGGCAGCCTCGATCGTCATCAGGTGCAGCCGTGCCGCCTCGCGCGCCTCGCGCCCGCCTAAGCCCAGTGCCGACAAATTGCCATCCGACACATCGGCCAAGTTCTCGACGGTATAGACGTTGACGCCCGCGAACTTCTTCACATCGCCTGGCGACAGCGCTGACCACGAGGCGAGCGGCGTTCCGCCCGCAATGATCTGCCCCTCCTGATACGCCTGCCACTCGCGCGGGAAGCGTTTGGGGTGCGACGGCTGCGTCGGCGAATTGACGAAGTTGACCGGCTGGTCGAACACTGTCTGCGTATTGCCGGCAAACGTAATGCGGATGAAGTCCATTTCGGTGAACGTCGGCTTGCCCTCGGCGAGCGCAGCTTCGGCAGCATCATACTCAAGCGGCGAGCGCCCGCGGTAAAACACGGCCGTCGAACCCTTGTCGCCGCCGAACGAGGCGGTTTCGACACCGCCCATATCGCCGCGGCCATACTTGCCTTCGATCATATCGAACTGCACAAACGTCTCCCGCTCGAGGTTCTCGGGGTGTGCCGTCCCTACGCCTCGAGACGCGGGACGGCACCGGTGTGCGGCTAGCCGCTAGGTCGTTGACCCCTGCGCGTAGGGCCGGTTGATGTTAATGACAGCCTGCGTCGCGGTGAGCACCAGCGCGGAACTGCCGGAGCCAAGCGTTACCGATGGCGCAGTCGAGAACACGCCGCCGAGCAGGTGCTTTCCTGCCACGGGAGTCGGAGAGACGACGCCAGCTGCCTGCCAGTACACCGGATTGCCAGCGACCGGCGCACCGGACGAGTTGACCAGCGCATTGCCCTGCGTGGTAAACCAGCCGAACTGACCCGCGACGCCGCCGATAAGCGCGACGCAAAGCGGGCGGCCTGAGTTCGATGTGCCCGCCCACGGCGTTGCCTGATGCTGCAGCGTGGTGCCGATCATGACCGGCGTGATCTCGCACACCGATCCCGCCGCTACGACGCCCGAGAACTTGAGGTATACCAGTGTGATGGCCCCAAGGTTGAGGTCGTAAGCGCGCAGTTCCTCATTGTACTGGTTCATGCGCCCGAAGGTGCCGCCAGAGGCGGTCGGAATCGGGCCAGGACCAGGGCCAGTAAGGTCAACGTCGGCCGGGCCAACCATGCCCATCGTATTTTCGAGAAATGCAAATGCCATGTCGTAAACTCCTTTCGATGGGCCTAGTTGCCGTTGAGGACGCCCTGCAGGAAGGCGTTGCTGAGCGTCATATTGCCAGCGAAGCCAACGAGCTTGACCATCGAGTCCTGATTTACAGCGAAGCGGTCGCTACCGATGGGAACGCAGTTGCGATCCTTATGCGGACGGAAGAAAATGTAATTCGTGTTGAGGAAATACATCTTGTTCGTCGGTGCGCCGCCTCCGATACCACCGTCGAAGATCACATCGCTGTCCATGTACTTCAGCGAGCCAAAGCCGATCTCCGCTTCACCATTCTTGTCGGTGATGCGCTGAATGGCCTGCAACGACTGCAGATACAAGCTGTAGTAGTTGTTGTCGGCGACCATCAGGTCGGGTTTATCCGAGCCGCGAACCAAGCTGAGGTAAAGCCGGTTCATATACTGCTGGATATTGGCGGTGGTCGCCGCTGCACCGCCGTCCGTTGCCGAACGAAAGCGCTGATTACGAAAG